TACAAGCTCGTAAGTTGATTTCAGCAGTAGCGGTTAGATTATTGTTCGAACAAAACGATGAGATTGTAAGACAACAGTTCTTGGATTCAGTAAACCCAATCTTAGACTCAATTAGAAGAGATAGAGGTTTGTATGACTTCCGTGTAACTGTAAGTTCTACACCAGAAGATTTGGACAGAAATACTTTAGTAGGTAAAATTTACTTAAAACCAACGAAGGCACTTGAATTCATCGACATCGAGTTCTTCATTACTCCAACAGGAGCTTCGTTTGAAAATATCTAATAAACAACTAATTATAAAGTGGGGTTACGACCCCACTTTTTTGCCAAGATGAGAAAAGAATTTAAAGAAGGAATTACCAAACACGGCACACCCGACCTCAAGTATTACGCTTTTGATTGGGATGACAATATTGTTCATATGCCGACAAAAATTATCTTACAAAGTGAAGATGGTGATGATGTTGAAATGTCTACCGAAGATTTTGCTGAGTATAGAGAGATGATTGGTAAAGAAAAGTTTAACTACAAAGGTGAGACAATTGTTGGTTTCTCAGACAATCCGTTCCGTAATTTTAAAGTACAAGGTGACGGACAATTTTTAATTGATGCAATGAGAGCGAAACCGGGTCCTGCTTGGGGTGACTTTGTAGAAGCAATCAACAACGGGTCCATTTTTGCGATAATCACTGCAAGAGGTCACAACCCTAACACATTAAAAGAGGGTGTGTTCAACTATATTATCAACAATTATAAGGGTATAGATAAACAAAGATTACTCAAAAATTTAAGAAAATATCGTGACTTTGCAGGTGAGGAGGATATGACCGACACACAACTTATTCGTTCATACTTAGAAATGAATAGGTATAACCCTGTAAGTTTCGGTGATGATTCGGGGGCGGTTAATCCAGAACAAGCTAAGGTCCGTGCTTTAGAGGATTTTATTTATTATATTAAGTCAATGGCATCCCTACTTCAAGGTAAAGCGACTTTAAAGAAAGATATTGCGAATAAATTCATTCCTGCAGAGCCAAAGATTGGCTTTTCTGATGATGATTTAAAAAACCTAGAAGCAATTAAAGGATATTTTAAAGATAAAGAAAGCAATTTAACTACTTATTCTACAGCTGGAGGAGTTAAAAAGCAATAATAAAATAAACTAGAAACTAGAACTAGATACAATGCAATTGTAATTTTTTAATCTGAGAAAGTCAAGAGGAAAAAAACTTACTAGTTGTATATTTATAGATAAATTAACAAAGAAAAAAGAAACACAGAACGATGGCTGACTTATTAATGAAAATGCCGATTCCTTACGAACCTAAAAGACAAAACAGGTTCATATTGAGATTTCCCTCATCATTAGGAATCAATGAATGGTTTGTAGAAAGTGCTGCTAGACCTCACATACAGATAAATCCTGTTGAAATTCAGTTTTTGAATACATCGACATATGTTGCGGGTAGATTTAACTGGCAGACTATTAACGTGACATTCCGTGACCCAATCGGTCCTTCAGCGGCTCAAGCTATGATGGAATGGGTTCGTTTATGTGCTGAATCTGTAACAGGTCGTATGGGTTATGCTGCGGGTTACAAAAAAGATGTGGACCTCGAAATGTTAGACCCAACCGGAGTTGTTGTTGAAAAATGGATTCTTTACGGAACATTCTTGACAGATGTTAACTTCAATCAGTTAAATTACAGTCAGGATGGACTAGCAACAATCTCAACAACTTTGAGAATGGACCGTTGTGTGTTAATTTACTAAGAATAGTTTATTTACTTTTCTAAACACTTATATTTAACCGTAGAGATAAACTCTACGGTTTTTTTTTATTATGATGGACGAATCAATACAATATGGACAAATGGACTTCACCTTACCACACGATGTGGTGATGTTACCTTCAAGAGGTGTTTTCTACAAAAATAAGAAGGATAGTTTGAAAGTTGGTTATTTGACCGCTTCAGATGAAAATATTCTTTTAGCTGGTGGTAAAGATATGACTTTAAATCTTTTAAGGGCAAAAATTTATGAACCAACAATGAAACCTGAAGAACTAATGGAAGGTGATGTTGAGGCGATATTAATATTTTTAAGAAATACGTCTTTTGGTAGTGATATGGAAATTACTGTTACAGACCCTGCAACAGGTAATCCATTCAAAACAATGGTTGATTTAGGTGAAATGGATATTAAAAAAGGTAAAACTCCTGATGAGGATGGAACTTGGACAATACTTTTACCTGTATCACAAAAAAATGTTAAATTAAAACCGTTAACATTTTCCCAATCAATTGAATTGTCAAATCAATTGGCAGCGTATCCACAAGGTAGAGTTGCGCCGAGAAGAACTTTAAGACTTCAAAAAGAAATCGTTTCTATTGAAGGTAATGCCGATAAAGGTGAAATAGCAAAATTTGTTGAACAAATGCCTTTAGCAGACTCAAAAACCATAAAGAAATTTATGGATGAAAATGAACCAAGATTAGACTTAGGTCGCGTTGTTATAGCCCCGTCAGGAGAAAAACTCACAGTGAATGTTGGGTTTGGGGTTGAGTTTTTTCGCCCTTTCTTCTGAACATAGACAAACACAATTAGACGAATTTTATTATTTAGCAAAATTACTCAGTATATCTTGGAGTGATTTTGCAAAGATGCCGATTTTTTATCGAAAGTATCTCCTTAATAAATGGATTGAAGAACAACCTCAACCTAAATAAAATTGGTTCACCCCTATTTATATTATAAAAATAACTGATGGCTGACTTTCAAGACTTTTTAGATGCGATGAAACAATTTGGCGAACCGGCCAAAACTGTAATTAAATCTTTCGAAGACATTGATATGGCTGTTCAGTCAATCAATAATTCTTTCGGTGAATCAAGAACAAGGGTTACTGAGTTTTCAGCGCGTGTTGCTGATAGTGTTAGAGATATTACTAGATTAGGTGGTGGTACTGCCGACATTGTTGAAGCGATTACTTCAGTCGCGGAATCATCAAGAAGAAATGTCGTTGCAACGACAGAGTCAATTACTGAACTTTATGCAACATCTAAAGTTCTTGGTAGAAATGTAGGTGAAATCACTGAAAGTTTTGCAAAAGTTGGTATGGATTATTCTTTGATTGGTGAAAGAATGGTTGATAACATATCTTACATACAAAGTCTTGGTTTAAATGCTAAGGAAATTATGGGGGATGTTCTTGATAGTATGGACTATATGAACAGATTCAATTTCCAAGACGGTGTTATGGGTCTTACCAAAATGGCTGCACAAGCATCTATGTTGAGATTTGATATGGGACAAACAGCAATGATTGCTGAAAAAGCTATGGACCCTGAAGGTGCAATTGAATTAGCATCCGCTTTCCAAAGACTTGGTGTTACTATGGGAACATTAGTTGACCCATTTGCTTTAATGGATGCGTCAATAAATGACCCTGGTAAATTACAGGATAATATTATTGATTTAGCCAAAACTTATGCTCAGTTTGATGAAAGAACACAAAGGTTTGAAATTAACCCATATGGGTTAAGAATGTTAAGGGAAGTTGAAAAACAAACCGGATTGAGTGCGGATAATCTTAAGAAAACGGCTTTAGCGGCTTTAGATTTAGATAAGAGACTTTCTGAAATAACCTTTAGTATTGATGCTAGTGATGAAGATAAAACTTTAATTGCTAATTTAGCAACAAGAGATGAGGGGGGTGAATATATTGTTAAAGTTTCTGATGAAGAAGGATATAAAAAACTTTCAGATTTAAGTCAAGGTCAATTTGATGCTATAGTTAAAACTCAAAAAGAAACTCCAAAGACAATGGAGGAAATAGCATCAAAACAACTTAGTTTCACAGAATTAATTACTAACAACACCGATGCTACCGCTAAAGGATTAGCTGCTGCATTGGCAGGTCAAACAGGTATCTATAGAGAACAAGAGGGATTAAGACGAGTTGGAGAAGATTTCTCTCAAGCAGGTTTTAGTGCGATGGGTTCTTCAGAACAGATGAGAAAAATGTTTGAGGGTGTTGGTAACGACCTTAGAAAAGTTGTTTACGAGGCTGCAACATCACAAGACCCAAAAAAGATTGAAGAAGCGTTAAAAAGTTTAGAAACACAATATAACAAAATACCTGATGCTTCGGCAAATATGATGAGAACTTTTTTAACTAATATGGGTCAAACAGTTAAACCTAAAACGGCTGCAGAACAAGGATATTTGTCGGCAACTAATGCGATAAAAGATGTTTTAAATATGCCTAAAGAAACGGTATATGTTAAACAAGACGTATCTATGAATGGAGTTGTTAATTTTAAAGTTGATACACCTGTTGGATTATCAAGACAAGAACTTGAAGGTATTTTCAAGTCAAAAGAGTTCCAAAATGAGATGTATAAGGCGGTTATCGAGAGGTCAAATGTATCTACAATGAAAACCGAAAAGAAATAAAAAAATAGGTTTGTTCCTATTTATTTAAAAAATAAAAATGCCAAGTCCATTAGATTTTCCGAGCTCAGAATTTTTTAGAAAAAAACTAGTAGTTAGAAATCTTGTGCCGTACAAGAAGTCATACGCATTTAGTCCACCACAAAATTATGAGGTTGTCCAAAGAGATTTATCTGTTGTAGATAGTAACGATGCTTTAATCGACACACCGGTATTGGCAAATCAATTGTATCCGCTAAACCAATACGGTGCTGATGGTGGATTTACACAAATTGCAAATCCAAACACGCTTAACAATACCAACTCAAATGAGGGTGAATATGGATTCCAAGATGCTGATTTAGTTAATGAAGGACCACAAGCGGCACAAGTTGGTTTCCCTGGTGTTGCACCTGCTTGGAAACCTTTAAATGTTTTTGGTAATAATTCAAATGCGGTTTTAGATTCCGCACCATTTTTTGACAGTTTTGATACGGTTAATCCAAGTTTAGCTGGACAAAAATATTATAATAACCAACCATATCCAACATTTGTTTCATCTTTTTACTCACCCTCATCAATCTTATTAAGAAATGACCCACAAGGTAGTGATGGACTTTTAAGTCAAGACTCGTTCATTGCTCAACTTGGTGCTCGTAGACTTAAAGATGGTTTCGAACAAAGAATTGCGGATGGTATTAGACAAAATACTTTAGATAGAGTTAATATATTAAACGCTGCCGGAGGTACGGGAATATTAAACCTTATTATGGGTAGGACACCCATATTAGAACCTGTCTATAAAATTACGGTTGGTGGGACAGTATTAGGAGCCGCAGCCGACTTTATCTCTAGAATATCAGGTTCGTACGCACCATTTTCAATTATACCAGGTTCATATTGGGACCCATCTATAAATTCAAAGCAAGGATTTACAACACAACAATTAGCCGGTGCTTACTCACAAGCAAATTTATTTTCAGGTCTTGGAAGATTTTTTGGTAGACTATTAGGTTCTCCAAAATCAGGTTCGGTATTGTTTTTAGAAAATACAGGTTCGGGTACCAAGAATCTAATGTTTAATAATTTAGATTACAACAGATACAAGCCGGGTTATACAAGAGGTTCATTTATCACATCATTCTTGGGTGGTTTGGCAGGAACTGCGGAAAATGCTTCGAATTATTATATTGGTTCACCTAAATCAGAACCTGGCGATATTTTTTCACCTACAGGTGATTTACCTGTTGACCAATTTGGTAGGGAGATTTCAGCACCTGTTTACGGTCCTCAAGAACTTGCTCAGTTATATGAAGGTCCAAGTCAGTCGGTTAAACTTGGGGCTAACGGACCTACTTACAGTAGTGGTGGTGATATCTTGGGTGGATTTACTTGGGTATCTCCAAAATACAGAGGTAATGCTGGTAAGAAAGTCGGTATTGGAGGTGAAATAATTGCACCTGATGAAGATTTTCCATCGTTAGGTTATCAGAATACAGAATCAACAAATAATGACTTTAGGGACGGTTCTATACTTGACCAAACCCAAAGACTAATTGATTCCCAACCAAGAGGTGGTAGAAGACTACAACACGTAGGAAATGCTATTGACCAAGTATCAAAAGTGTTTAATGATGGTTATAAAGAAATTACTAAAGGTTCTAAAGTAATTAGATACGTTGGAACTTTAGGTCAAGAAAGGGGCGCGGAATATTGTAGAATATTCCAAAAAGATACTCCTTATCTACAATACAATGATTTACAAAAACAAGATGGTATTACAACGTCAGGTAGAAAGTTTGCATATTCTGTTTTGGATAATACATATAACCTGAATATTGTACCACTTAAAGGTAACGACTCAACTAATATTACCCCCGAATATGCCAAGAAGTATATGTTCTCGATTGAGAACCTCGCTTGGAGAACATCAAACAGACCCGGGTATACTTGGTCTGATTTACCTGTTTGTGAAAGAGGTCCTAATGGCGGACGTGTTATGTGGTTCCCACCATATGGTTTGGAATTTAGTGAAGCAGTAACATCAAACTTTAAAGGAACTGACTTTATTGGTAGACCTGAGCCTGTATACACATATAATAATACCTCAAGAACAGGTACTTTACAATGGCAGATTGTTGTTGACCACCCGTCAGTTCTTAATTTAATTGTTAATAGAGTTCTTGCTAATGAACAATCAAGAGAAAGAGTTCAAGGATTACTGGATTCATTTTTTGCTGGTTGTAAAAAATACGATTTATATGAGTTGGCAGAAAAATACTATCAGTTTAATAGCCAAGATTTATTTGAAATCCAACAAAAGATTCAAAGTAAAAATGTAACAACTGAGGAGATTAGATACCTTGTTAATACAATTCAAACAGGTGAAGGTTCTACAGGGGCTAATGGAACTCCTGGTGGGGGTAATACTAATATTACTTCTCAAACACCAAATACAACTAATGAAACGGTTACGTACTTAAAGTCATTTAATGGTTTTGCATTGTATTTTGAAAATGACTTTCCATTACCACCTGACAGAGCACCTGGAGGTGGAACGGTTCAAAATTATACAACATATTACACAGCATATACTAGCCCTGCAACAAAGAGTACATACAGTAAGTTAAGTCAACAACCACAACAAGTAGGTGAATTTTTCCCAAGTGTGGTTGAATATAACAAAACTAGACTTCAAGAGATGTTGTTAAAACTTGATGAGGTTTTGAAAATAAACCCTGACGCTAAAGTTGAAATTATTTTAGAGGGTAGTGCATCAAAACCACAAACTACGGCATATAATGACGAGTTATCTAACCGAAGAATTGATTCGGTAGTTCAATACATACGTTCTATTGGTTCATTATCACAGTTTATGCCAAGTCCTGATGGTGATGGACGAATAACAATTGTTCGTAGACCTTTAGGTGAGGTTGCAACATCAAACCCTAAAGGAACTAAGAGTTACGACACTTATCAATGTAATAACAGTGACACCGATAGACTTGCAGTTTCAGAGGCGGTCTATAGTGTTGCGGCTATGGCGTGTAGAAGAGTTAAGTTTACAATTAACCCTACTATTCAAACACAACCGCAACCCGCGCCAATTATTAATCAAACATCACCACAATACCAATCACAAATATCGACAGAAGTTTCAACAAGAACTACTGTTGAACAAGTTGTGGAAACAACTACAAGCTTAAGAGATAATATTACCAAAAGAGTTTTAAGAAAATTATTATCCGAATGTGATTACTTTGAATTGATTAGACAAGAAACGCCGATGGTGTATGACAACTTAAGAGATAAGTTGAAATATTTCCATCCAGCATTCCACTCAATTACACCTGAAGGTTTGAATGGTAGGTTGACATTCCTACAACAATGTATGAGACCTGGAGATACAATCCCAACAGTTCAAAATGCTCAAAACGGAGCTCAAAGTTTGGAATATAATAATGCGATTAATACGGCATTCGGTGCACCACCTGTATTAATATTAAGAGTTGGGGATTTCTTTCACTCAAAGATTATTCCTAACTCATTAAACATTAGTTATGAAAATTTGGATTTAAATCCTGAAGGTATCGGTGTTCAACCTATGATTGCCAAAATTAATTTTTCATTTGCATTCGTTGGTGGACAAGGATTAAAAAGTGCGGTTGATAAATTACAAAATGCATTATCATTTAACTTCTATGCGAATACTGAAATTTATGATGATAGAGCAGATGCAACTGACGATAGTTACAAAGTATTAGACCAACAGTTTATTAATAATTTAGGTATCGAAGTCCCACCACCTGTTGTATCAGATGTTAATAACACTCAAACCGCATCTAATTTAGAAACTATTGGTAAAGTATTAACAACTGAAATAGGTGAAACTCAAACAACAGGGACTATAGAGTATAGAACATTTATGACGCAATTTGTCGGTCAAACACAAATATATTTTAATACGGTAATTAATAAAAATAGAGATGTGTTAAAACAATATAACAATTCTGTTAGAGCAATTATTGGGTATAATAGAAATTACCAAGATGGTGACTTTTATTATAATTTACCTGATTCTTATCTATTTGGTAAACCTTCTAAAATACAACAATCAGTTGATAAAGTGTTTAATGACTTTGTTAAAGATATTGAAGATAATAACGAGGGATTAATGGAATGGATGTCAAACCCCACAAAAAATTTCTCAAATAAAGCAATCAGACAATTGAGAGAAAATTATGTAAACTACATTAAAGGTAAACAAGGTAGTTTCCAAAATTCTTTGACATCTATTATCAATGAGTTGGTTAATGCTCAAACATCGTATATTCAATCTTTAAATAGGACAAATGTGATAACATATCCTAATTTAAAAGATGGTACAGATGGGTTCCAAGAGTCAAATGGTAATGTGGTGGTATACGACATTGAAGGTACCGACAAAGTATCCCCAACATTTACAGGTATCCCTAGTACTGCAGTTGAGCTTAATGATGACTTAACTAAGATTAGTGGTGATTTAAATTCGTTTTTATTGGATATTGCTAAAACTGAAAAGTTTAGTTATGATAATAGTGAATATGAAGGTTCATTAATACCAAATGTATCTTACACGGAAAATTATAATATTGGTGATGTAGAGCCAATTACTCTTAGTAAGTATGAAAGTTTTTGGAGTCCTATAACTAATAAGAGACAGTTTTTTATATTGTCTAAAGACATTACAGACACTAATCTTTATACTACTTTTAAACAAGCGTTGATTGGTAATATTCTTAATAACCCAACATTGATTGGTAATCAGTCAACTAATTTAGAACAACAGTTTGACGCGTATTGGAATGGACCAAGACCTGATGGTGAGACACCTATCAGAACAATTTATAATTATGAAAACAATGCGGGTGAAAGATTAATTGAAAGTTTATCTACAGGACTTTTGAAAAAATATGTTGTATACATACCATATAATAACATAACTAAAGATAGATTATTTACCTATAGTATTAATACTGCGGCAACACCTCCACAAATAGATTTAATTAAGTCTTTAGGTTTGAAAAATAATTCGGATACTAATGTTACAAGATGGTCTTACGAAGTATCCACAGATGTGATAATAGGAAAAGTTCAATTATTGTAAAAAAATGGCATTTCAGTATTATAATAGATATAACCAATTTTTAGTTAACGG